CGTCGGGGGCCTCCATGTCCGCTTAGCAGCGGTTATGGATCTGTACAAATGGCCTTTGGATCGCCAGTGCAAACTGGTTCTCCTCGGGTTCAGATGTACAGGAATAGCACATCGTCATGTGCCTCTATCTAGGACCTCTTGGTCCGGGGCCCGAATGGCCCTCGTCGTTTAATTACGACGGAAGTGAACTCCTGTTTCTAACTCCCAACACAAATATGGCAACCTTAACACGACCCAATATAGAATTGCGGCTGGCCCCTAAATCAACGAGTTTCTCCCGATCAAACGGGAGCAGCTATGCTGACTGGGGTTTGCGTGCAATGTACTACGTCAAAGAGACTAGTACTGGGGTCCGAAGAAGGAAGCCTCGGGGGTGGTTGAATCCACAACCCTATGTGTTTGAGAGACAGGAGATCAGCAGTCCGGCAGGCTCCAACAGATACATGCCCAGTGGTTATCCAACCACAAATGGGCAATGGTTCCAAGGAGTCTGCTATACTGTCCCGGGTGATGCCGTTACGCGTGAAAGCGCAATGACGATCTTTAACCGGGCCTACCATGAGCTATCATGGAAGGGCGATGATGGTTTGCGAAACGCTGCATTAATTGCAGCACGTAACAGACTTAAGTCGTCCTCCATTGATTTAGGTCTTGCTTTCGCTGAGCGGAAGCAGACCGAGCGATTGGTAGTTGATAACTTACGCCGGGTAACCAAGTCTTTTGAAGCGCTCAAGCGGGGTCAAACCCGTAGGGCGATGAACGAGCTTGGTTTATCTAGAAAGAAGCGCGAGCCACGTGGGGCATCAATTCCCCAAAAGTGGCTTGAACTTCAATATGGCGTAAAGCCCTTAGCTTCCGATATTTACGGAGCTTGCGACTCGTTAGCTACGAGGGACAAGAGTGACTGGAGAGTCACTGCTACGGCAACACGGAAACTGCAATTCAATGTTAGTACCTCCATGATTGGTGGTACCGACTACTGGAATGCAGGAACCGTACAGGCGAGCGTTTGGAAGTCCGTGTTTACACGGATCGACGCGCTCCCCGAAAACGAGATGCTAATCTCGTTAAGTTCCCTTGGGCTCCTAAATCCACTAAGTGTGGCTTGGGAGAAGACCTACTTGTCGTTTGTTGTCGATTGGGCTTACCCACTCGGCGACTTTTTTGACAGTCTGGATTCCATGCTGGGCTATTCCACGGGTGCCTACTCGTCCTCTCTGCTTGTAAAAGCAGATTGGTCGTTTAAAGGTAACCCTTCTTGGAACGGTCCATCTGGTCGAAAGACTGAAAATAAGACGGCAGGTCGGATGAGGCGAGTATACTTAGACAGACAAGTGTCTGCCTCTGTACCACTTCCTCGTTTACCGAGTTTTAAAGATCCTCGGTCCCTTGGGCATGTGGCTAACGCGCTGGCCTTGCTAGCCGGAGCGTTCGGTCGCAACAGTCGGAAGTATAGCCGAAGAGGCGATTTCGACTGAGTGTCTGTGTTTCCACAAACAAACCGTCGTATTTACGACATTGGAGCATGAAATGCCCGCAATCGCAGCTTTGACCGTTAATGACGGTCTCGCCTCCCCGGTCGCTCACACCTTTTCGCCGGTCAATACGACCGGTTCGAAGGCTAAATGGGCCGATCGGAGTCCCACTATCCCGGCGGGGTATCGTACCATCTCTCATGAGCTGGCAGAACCCAATGGGAGCAGGACCGTGAACAAGGTGACTATGGGGTTTATGATCCCGGTTGTCGCCACGATTGACACGGTTGACACAGTTGTCCGGTATAATAGTGGTCAGGTCATCCTGAACATTCATCCGGAGAGCACGCTGCAGGAACGCAAGGATCTCCTCGCCTACGTGGCTAACAGCCTCGATCTGGCGACGGTGAAAACCAGCGTTGAAAATCTTGAGCCGTTCTATTGAGGTGCGCTGTGAAGCACATCCCAGTGAATCGTTGGACTTTGGGCCTGACAGTCCTTTTAGCCGTAGTGTTCGGGAACGATTTTATCGCCCCGATCATGAAGGCTATTGCGGTTCTGTCGTCGCCCTACGTTCCTGCGATCTGAACGGTTTAGGACTCGATATTTGGCTTAACTCCCGCTCGGATTACTCCGAGTAGGGGCAGCCTATCGTCGACTGTGAAGTCGATCCTCCATAAATGGAGCCTGCAAATGCCACGTAAACGTGACATCCGTGCTAGGGGTACCCGACGAGGGGACCCCAATGCTTCTCTGGGCTTTAGCAATGCTCGGTTCCTTGAGCTCATGACCCAGCTAACTGGTATATCACCAGTCGGCGAATTGGGTCGTGAAACTCCTCTTGACCTTTCAAGTCTTGAGGCTGCTCGAGGGTCCTTGCTTATGCGAGAGCTTTACTCCAAGTACGATGATGGGAAACCATCGGAGACCAAGGAGCGGACCACGTGGGAGAGATTCCACATGGCAGAGGAGATGTGTCAGCGAACGAACCAGCAGTTCTATCAGACTGCCAATCACAACCCTTTTTGGGTGAATGTGCGGCGGAGGGTCTGGACTGTTTTAGGTAAGTTCAGTTGGGACGAGGCATCTCGCTACTTTGGCCACGGGCCTGGGGGTACAACCCGCCTGCCCAAAGCGAAGTCAGCAGCTGCTTATAAGTACTCAGGTATACCTGAGAGCACGTCCGGGAACTCTGTCCTTGCGACATGCGCAATTGCGTGTGTCCCGTTGTGGAACCACAACGTGCTTTTAGAAGCAAAGGCCTCTGGTACAGACGGAGTAATCCGTATTGTGCCCGGGAACAGAGTGATTACCGTTCCGAAGAGCTATAAGACTGACCGTACCATCGCTAAAGAACCTTGTATGAATGTTTACATTCAGAAGGGTATCGGGCGGTGCATACGGAAGCGTCTTTACCTCGTAGGAGTCGACCTTGACGATCAAACTAGGAACCAGAGAGCTGCCCTTCAAGGCAGTATCGATGGGACGCTAGCTACCGTGGATCTATCCATGGCGAGCGACACGTTGTCTTATGAGGTCGTCAGTTGGCTCCTGCCTAACGATTGGTGGTACGCACTTGAGCAGTGTCGTTCACCCGTCGGGGCTCTTCCTTCTGGTGAGAATATTAATTACCAGAAGTTCTCGTCCATGGGGAACGGGTACACCTTCGAACTGGAATCGCTCATTTTCTGGGCGATCTGTCAGCAGGTGTGCTGTTCCGATGTGAACGAGAGGGAGTTGTCGGTATGTGTCTATGGGGATGACTTAATAGTCCCCAGTATACACTTCGAGACCTTGGTCGAGAGGCTTCGCGAGGCAGGCTTTGAGCCTAACCCCAAGAAGTCCTTTGCCAGTGGTCCCTTCCGCGAGAGCTGCGGTAAGCAGTACTACGCGGGAGCCGACATTACGCCGTTCTACATCAGGAGAGAGGTGAAACACCTTGACCGTCTGTTCCTCGTCCATAACAACGTTTATCGTTGGGGCGACAGAACTGGCGTTGACGTAAGCGACGCCTGTGCTTCTTTGCGCAGGTTAGCTCCGTCCTCTTGGCGTGACCCCAGACTACCCGATGGATTCGGCGATGGAGCCTTTATTGGCTCGATTGACGATCTCCGTCTGGATTCCCACCCTTATGGGTGGGAGTATTGGCAAGTTAGTGCCCTAGCTCAGTCCTCAATTGAGCTCGAAGGCGACTTGCCGGTTGGTCAGCTTGTAGCGTCTCTATACGCTTCGCAAGCTCGGTACCTCGTAGTCAGTCGGGCCTCCAGCCGTAAGGCATGGAGTAGGCAGTGGGTTCAACCCGCTACCTATCAAGAACCCGACATATACGAGACTATCAGTGGGCTGCCTGTAAAGGCAGGGCGGTTCCAGGAGATAAAAATCCTGGTTCCACGGTA